AGGCCAGCATACGTCGAGGAGATGAGGCTCAAGTACGGAGGAGAGGAGAGTAACGCCTTCAGAGTGCGTGTACTGGGTCTCTTTCCAAAGAGTGATGACGATACCGTCATTGCAATGGAACACGTGGAGCTCGCCAGGCATCGCAAGGTGTACCAACCCAGGGAGACCCCGATCATTATTGCTGCCGATATTGCCCGGTTTGGAGACGACTCAACGGTAGCGGTAGTCCGCCAGGGTCGTAGGGTCCTCGAGGTCCATTCCTGGAAGAAGCTCGACCTGATGCAGACCTCCGGAAGGCTAGTGGAGTTGTATCAGCGAGATTGGTATCTCCCGGTAGAGGAGGTCCTGATTGACTCGGTAGGCTTGGGATCGGGGGTACTGGATAGATTGAGAGAGCTTGGGTTGCCAGCCAGGGGTGTGAATGTGGGAGAGGCTCCGAGTATGAGTGAGAAGTATGCGAACCTGAGAGCAGAGCTCTGGTTTGAGCTTGCAGACTGGTTCAAGGGAGAAGTGTCCATTCCAGATAACGAGGAGCTCGTCAGGGACCTGGTCGCAACCCGCTACAACTATCGCAGTAACGGCACACTAGCAATTGAGTCGAAGGCGGAAACCAAAAAACGATTAGGTCACAGTCCAGACTACGCTGATGCACTGATGATCTCGATGGCCAGCCGAGCGATTGACGCTCGGGGCCAGTATCGTAGGCACAAGGTACGTACCAAGAAAAGGATGGTCGCCAATGTCTGCTAGCTACACAACTTACTTTCTCGTCACCTGGACCTGGACCTGTATGCAGGCAGTAATCCCCTCGATGCTGCAACACGCACCGGAGCCGATCGCTAGCCAGTATGCGCTTCAGCAGTGCAGTTGTGTGATTGACAAGTTCCGAGACGTTGTCAGTGAGAAGCAACTCCAGATGCTCACCGTGGGGCAACGTAAGGAGATGGGGGACTCATTCGCTCGACAGTGTACTGGCCTGGAGAAGGAGATATGAGTATCACGTACCGAGGAGAGGTTTTCGCTGGGGTGAACAAGCCCAAGAGGACACCGAATCACCCGAAGAAAAGCCACGCTGTGCTAGCCAAGGAAGGCAACCAGGTGAAGCTGATTCGCTTTGGACAGCAAGGGGTGTCTGGCGCAGGATCCAATCCAAAGTCGGATAAAGAGAAGAAACGAAAGCGTAGTTTTTACGCGAGACACTCCGCGCAAAACCCCAGTGGGTTGCGTAATAAATTCAGTAGTCTGTACTGGTCCGCTCGCACAAAATGGTAGTCAATGGCAAAACCAAATCTCTTTGATAATATCCGCAAAAAACGAGCTCGTATTGCTGCAGGCAGTGGGGAGCGGATGAAGAAACCAGGCGAGAAGGGCAGGCCTTCCAACAGGACCTTCAAGATTGCAGCGGCAGGAGCCAAGAAGAAGTGATGGAGTTTCCAAACAGAGCACCGAGCTCTGTTTATTTTACAAATCTCAAACGAGAGAGACAGATGTACGGCAAGAAACACGGTGGCGCAATGGGGGCATACAAGAGCAAGGTAATGGGGGCATACGGTAAGAAGAAGAAAAAATAATATGGCAAAAGAGGCAGTCCACTATTATAGAGATGGGACAAGGTACACTGGCAAAACCCACAAGATGCCAGACGGCTCGCTGCATAGCGGAGCCGTACACGGCAGAAACAGCGAGAAGGTTTTCCACTTCAAGGATTTGAGCGCAGCCTCCAAGCTGCGAGCAAAAAAAAGGTCTGATGTCTGATGAATTGAAACCGATGTCAATTGAGGAGCTCGAGTCCTGGATCTCGGCAACTCTGACGGATGCAATTAACTTTAATGACCACACCATCAGTCCGCACCGGGCTGAGGCGATGCGTTACTGGTTAGGACATCCGTTCAACGAGTCAGGTCATTCTCCTCCAGAGGAAGATGGCAGATCTCAGATTGTTGATCGGTCTCTCCACGATTCGGTCAACCAGGTCTTACCGGCCTTGATGCGGATCTTCTTTGGATCAGAGAAAGCAATTTCCTTCACACCTCGCAAACTCCAGGACGTGCCTTTCGCAGAGCAGGCAACCGACTACGTCAACTATTTGTTCCGGGACAAGAACAACGGCTACCTGGTGATGAGTGACGTGCTCCAGGATGCACTGATCAAGGGTCTCGGAGTAGCCCAGGTCTATCACGATGAGCGATCGAGCACCCAGACGAGAGAGCTCTCTTCTGTGGGTCCAGATGCTCTAGCGTACATTCAGCAGCAGGGTCAGTGGCAGATTGTCAATTCCCAGCAGAATGAGGATGGGACTTTTGACCTGGACTTGGCCAAAACGGAGATGACGAGCGATATCGTGATCGAGTCCGTACCTCCGGAGGAGTTCCTGATTGATCGGTACGCGACAGATGAGAATGATTGTAAGCTGGTGGCAAGACGACAGCACTTGAGGGTTTCGGACCTCGTCGAGATGGGCTATCCGCTGGAGAGTTTCAAGGACTACGTTGGCCCAGACCAGGAGTACAAATCAAATGAGGAGTGGCTCCTCCGTAACCCGAGCCACCGCTTTGTCCAGGAAGACGACTCTGACTTTTCGAACCGGGAGATCATCTACACTGAGAGCTATGTTCGCGTAGATGTCGATGGTGATGGTAAGCGTGAGCTCCGCAAGATCTGCACAGCCGGTACGAGTCACAACATCATCAACAACGAACCGGTTGATGAGCATCCGTTTATCCTGTTTAGGATGCAGCCTCTCCCGCATTCCTGGGAAGGAACCAGTTTGTATGACGAGGTTGGAGATCTGCAACGGATCCGCTCGGCCCTGCTGAGATCTCAGCTTGATGCCTTGGCGCTGGCTGTAAATCCGCGCCTCGGCTACTTGGAAGCGGCAGTGGACGTGGACGATCTGCAGGATACGTCGATTGGAGCTCTGATCCCGATGCGGCAGCTAGGAGCAATTCAGCAGATCGAGGTCCCGAATGTTGGGAGCCAGGTCTTCCCGATGCTGGAGTACCTGGACAAGATTGCAGAGAGTAGAACCGGGATCAGTCGCGCCTCACAGGGTTTGGAAGCAGAGCATCTCCAGAGCACAACAAGGGCAGCGGTAGAGATGCAACGAGGTGCAGCCGAGGCGAGGTTGGAGTTGATTGCTCGCAACCTGGCAGAAACCGGTATGCGTCCGATGTATGAGAAGATTCTGAGGCTAGCCACCTACCACGGTAGTGCAGAGGACATCTACCTAATCCGAGGGCAGTATGTCCCGGTAGATCCCACTCAGTGGCCCAAGATGAGTGCTCGAGTGTCCCTTCCCTTGGGAGGCTTGGACACCCAGTCCAAGATTGCCACCTACCAGATGATTCTAGCTGAACAGGAGAAGGTGATCCAACTGCTTGGGGTCCAGGACAACCCACTGACGAGTCTCCAGCAGTGGCGGGAGACGATGCTCAGGATGCTGGAGCTCCAGGGAATACACGATGGGGCCAGACTCTGGAACGATCCAACCGAAGCGATGCAGGCGATGGCACAGCAACCTCCGGAGGAGCCTGAGAAAACGCCAGAGCAGATGTTAGCAGAGGCAGAGGTCCAGAAGAAACAAATGGACGTGATCCAGCGCCAGGTCGAGATGAAGCGCAAGGACGACCGGGAGCGTGATCAGCAGGAGATTGATTTGTTCCTCAAGATCCGCGAACTCGAGCTCAAGCACGGAGTGCCAATTGATCCAACGCCCATTTACCAGATGCTTTCCCGCAATCGGGAACTTTCCAAGATCACTGAGGCTGCAGAGGCCCAGCAGTATGAGCAGAGACTACAACCACAGCCAGGGATAAACTGATGGCCAGGACACGCTACGGAGCTCGTAGACGACCGGTTGAGGAGCGCAGCGATCCACTAGCAGCCCTTGGTAGTTTTCTGACAGACCTGGGGATGGGGACGGCTAATACTAATACTTCTTTACTGGACTAATGAACAACGAACAAAAAACAATCGAATTAGGACTACAAGCCCGAGAGTTATTAGCCTCTGAAGCGGTGCGGGAAGCATTCGCCCGAATGGAAGAGGAACAGTTACGAATCATTCGCTGGAGTGCTCCGGAGAACACCCAGGAGCGAGAAGCAGCGTATCTACTTTTGAGGTCACACCGTCTGCTCCAGGAGCAGTTTGATGTGATGATAAACCGAGGCAAGCGAGCGGAGGCCAACCTCCCGCAAGCGGAGCCTACAACCAAAGCAACACGCAAGAAACGGTAGTAAATGGAAGATGTAGTATTAGAGCAGGAACAAGCCGCTGAGGCATTCAGTGCTCTGATCGGAGATGTTCCTCCGGAAGATACAGAAGAAACAGTCAACGAACCGGCTGCTGAGGAAACCGAAGAGGAAGAGGCAGAAGAGGACGAGGCGGACCAGCCCGAGGACTCTGACGAAGTTGAGGAAGATGAGGAAGATGGGGACGAGCTCTTCACAGTCAAGGTAGGTGATGATGAGATCCAGGTCACGCTGGACGAGCTCATCAACGGCTACTCAAGACAGAGCGACTACACCCGGAAGACTCAGGCGATTGCCGAGCAACGCAGAGCGGTCGAGGAACTTGAGCAGCAATACGCTCAACAAATCCAAGCGGTTCAGCAGATTGCTCAGAGGCTGCAACAACAGCCAGAGATCCCAGAACCCAATATTGATTGGCAGCGTCTCTATGACGAGGACCCGATCGCCTGGGTACGGGAGAGAGAGTTAGCAAGAGATCGACAGACGCAGCGAGACATCAGAGCTCGAGAACTGCAAGCGGTCGCAGCGGAACAGGAGAGGATGCAGCAACACCAGTTCGCTCAAGCCCTGGAGGGACAGCGTCAACTGTTGACAGAGCTCATCCCAGAGTGGAGAGACCCAGACACTGCAAAGGCCGAAAAGGCTGCGATCAGAGAGTTTGCAGTCAAGGAACTCGGGTTTTCTGACGAGGATATTCGGCAAGCCTATGATGCCCGAATCGTCAGTGCTCTGAGAAAATCCTGGCAGTTTGCCCAGGGGTCCAAACAGGTAGAGAAACAAACAAAGGCATCTACCTCGAAGCCAGCAGCAAAACGAGGACGATCCTACAAGCCCGAGGGTCGAGGACCCAGCAACGCACACAAGCGTTTTGCCAGGTCGGGATCGATGGATGACGCTGCCCAGCTATTCGATGAGATGTTTGGCTAAAAATTTTACCCTAGAAGGGTAATCGTAATAATTAGGATTATTATTATGGCAGTTATCAGTAATGCAGTAACCACCTACGCGACCAAGGCCGCAACCGGTGGATCAGAACACCCCGAAG